AAGAAAACAAGCACCCAGAACAACCGTATCCTTATGCGTCGACCGAGTATGCGTGATGCATGGCGACCGACTTCACCTATGCTCCTAATTTCAGGAGCGAGCAATTAAACTTCCTTCTTGCTCTTTCCTTTAGAGTTCCCTCGTCGGAGCCACGTTGCCATCCAGCCACCACCACCTAATAGGACAACAGTGGAAGCTGCCACAATGCCTACTAAAACCCATTCATTCATAATTTAGTATTCCTTACTATTAGTTATCGTTTGCTCATCATCAATGAGAGCGTCTAACTTGTTTTTTACAACCAGATTTTTTAGTCGTAAATTTCGTGCTGACTTTGTCAAGTCGCGCATACCAGCCTTAACTGTAATTGCAGTCCAGGTGTTGATAAACACGATACCACGCGCTGCACTGGTGGCACTATCAACTGCGCCCCCAATTAGAAAGTCGAATATACGGACTACGATATAACTCGCGGCGATTGAGCCAAATGTATATCCCAGCAGCCAGCCCACTATTTGTCCTTCTTCTTTGAGCCTTCAAGAGACTCGAGAAGTCCATTGATCATCGCCACTCCATGATTGGCGTAAGATGTTACCACGTTCTGAAGGGGTCGCATCCCGGCATCTTTGAGTCGATCTTTAAGTTCAAAAAGCGACTGGACAAGTTCGGTAGGGCTTACCGTCTTCCCGTCTTCGATGGTCAGCACAGGCTCTTTTTTGACGGTCGGCACAGCCTCGTCTTCTACAGCATCAGTGGTTTCTTTTACAGCACTAACGCCTTCGGTAGTTGAGTTATCTACTGGCTGCTTTGGCTTGAAGTCCTGAATTTCCATTTATTTTCCCTTCTTCTTTTTGTCCTTCTTTGGCGGACGACCCTTTTTACTTCCGTAAGTGCCTTTACCTTTTGGCATAACAGCCTCCTAAATTGTTACCGCAAAATAGTTAATCACATCACTGGTGTTAGCGGCATCCACATAAAAGTCGGACAGTTCTCCCGGCGACTCTTCTGCGTCGTGCCTGAAAGTAAATTCTCTTGTTGTTCCCCTAGCGATAGCAGGAGAATTGTTACTGGCTACCGTCGAATCACCTATGTAAACGCTCCCTGTGTTGCCAGACGGGACGTCTATCAGTAAATACTTGAGAGGCGTTGGAGACGTGGTGAACCGGACTGCTGTACCAGCACTCGCCACAGTTACCCTGCCATGAACTATTCCAGCCATTATTTCTTCGGCTTCTCCGCTGTAGCTTCCTGCTCAATCTTCTGTGCCATCTCAGAGCGCATCCGTGAGGCTGCCGCAATAAGCAACTGCTTATTAAAGTCAGGGTCTACAGTCCGCACTACGTCTACGTCAGCCATTGTGATCGTGATGTTGTTCTCTGTTGTCATGCTTATTCCTTAGAACACTACTGTATGAGGTATAAATGTAACAGCCGTGTAAGTCACAACCAGCTTCGGGTCAGACCCCGTACCTGTGTGGTCTGCTGTTTTACCATATATCAGGCTGTACATGCTGGCTGCTGAACTGGCACTAGGCGTATTGGCAGTCTGGTGGTCGGTTGTATCGTGTCCATGCCGAAGCCCTAGTTTAGTTACACCGCTAGTGGATATGGCTGTTAGTCCGGTTGCGTCCATAGTCCAATCCCTGTAAGCATCAGGTGCGCCCTGCCCATCCTCAGCACGGGTATCGTTGTCATCGGCCATAACATATCGGTTGCCAGTCGCTGTTAATTCTGTTGGATTATTTACAAGGAAACTGCCCCCTATGCCATCTAAGCCAATCTTTGCATAATCCCCAGCAACAAGATCATCATTGCTGGCAGGGGCAGATTCTACTAAGGCTATATAAGCAGTCGCATCGCTGTCTTTATCGTAAGTATCGTCTATATACCACGAAGCTACTCCTGCTGAGATAGTCGCAGGGCCAATACCGCTCGTATCAAAGGTGGCGCATCCACGCCTTATTTCAAGATAATAATTTGACCCGTAAAACGAATCATCAGCGTCGCACAGGTAATCGGGAGAATCTGTTTCATAGACATTAGTTGCATTAGCAGCATCGTGCGTAGTATCCCATTCACCAGAAGTTGCAGGGCCACCGCTCCCTAGATTAGTAGTATGCCGTAACGAACCGTCAACAGTTGTTGACCCAGTACCCGCTGCTGGATAAGAAGTGTCTGTTGCATGGGCAGCTACCAGTTCCCCCCTGACATTCAGGACAGGGCGGTAGATTTTCATGCCCTTGTACTCTCTCTCGTAAAATGTCTTTGCCAGCTTGCAGAACTCTCGCCACTTGTAACGGATGACGTTGCCCCACTTCGCACCTACCCTGAAATCTGCTCTCCATTCCTCCTGTATAAACCCGTCGTCATTTATCCAGAACGCCCCTGTTTTCCAGTGGATAGCGTTTCTATCAAACTTCTCAATCTTTCCATATTCAGCGGGGATACAAAGCAACTCCCGCCCCTCATCGGTATTTACCATCTCAAGGAGTAACGGCTGGTGCATCCTGAACCATTCGCTCTCATCAATAGGCTTCGCACCTAGACGTTCTTCCAGTGGCGTAGCCCAGAATTTTGCACTACGACCTTTGGTGAAAGGTATCTTCCCGCCCAGAATCTTTGCCCTTGCCACGGCATCCCGTTCGTACTCTGCCCTGTCGATAGCTTCACTACTCATTGGTCTGCTCCTCAATCGGAGTATGCCCTAAAGCTGAGGCTCTTGTAGCCAGTTCGGTATTCAGAAAAGGAACCATCTGGTCATCTGTAAGCGTTCCGTCTTTTTCCAGTGTTCCGGTAGAAACCGTAGCGGTTCTTCGATAACGGGTAACTGATTCTGTTACGGCAGGGTCAACAGGTGGTGGAGCAGGTGTTTGATTCTCAGTCGAGATTGCACCTGTGTGAAACGTAAGGAAGGCTTTGGTAGTAGAGCCGTCCCGTGTAACGTGATTTATCTTGTACTCCATTAGTGCCATTACGGAATCCTGAAGCCCATTGTCACAAGCAAGCCTGAACCTGCTGTGCTGGAGCCTACCTGAGTGCAGTTGATTTGTATTAAATCGTCAGTATCAACATCATCAGTGCTTGCATTAATAACTGCTGCGGTGGCTGCTGAATCACTCCCTGTCTCGCCCGCATCTATTGTGATATTTGTCGAAAGCATCTGGGTAGATGCACCATTTAGAGATATTTCAAAGGTTGCCGTTGACCCCACTGGTGCAGTAAATACTTCGGCGTGGACTTCAACTAAGTCCATCCCGTCCATCCCTGCGGGAACATGGAAGTAAGCAAGTCCGTCCGTTACCGTCAATGCAGTCGCTTTTGCAACAGCCATAATCTGGACATACCTGATGCCATAGTTGGAAGCAGCGTACAGGTCAGGAGTCATCGCCCTGTCCGCATCAGTCGATGTATTTATCTCTGCCGTTGTTGCAAGTTCAAGTGCGCCCTTTGCGCTGGTTGTACCTTGCGCCATGTAGCCAGCAGCTACGGCAGTACCCTGCCATACACCTGTTCCGATTGTGCCTACTGTTGTTATCTGTGACTGAGCAGCATCTACGCTTAGAACGCTGCTGGAAGCACTAAGACCCGTACCGGCAAACAAAGTTGCTAAAGCGGTCGTTGTAGTTTTCTGTTCGTTCGCTCCATCGGAGTCCAGCGTGGAGAAGAAATCTCCGTCAGCCGGAGTCACGGTACTCAGTTCTGAAAGGTCGAGAGTAAGGGTTACGCCCCCGCTGGAACCGCCACCTGAAAGACCTACGCCCGCAGTAACTCCTGTGATATCTCCTGTAGTTGGAGTCTCCCATGTAGGAGCAGCACCTGCGCCGCCAGAGGTCAGGACATCTCCGCTGGAGCCGTATGTAGCCCCGCCAATACCCAGTTCACCCTGACTGGTAAACCTGAATTTCTCAGTGGCAGCCTCAGAATGTCCTGTATAGAAAATCAGGTCAGTCGCGTTTAGGTCAGCAGCAAAAGTGCCTTGTGCTATGGCCTGAATAGATGCAGCAATTTCTATCGCATCTGTTCCACCTGCCTCATGCGGTGCCTGGAAGTCGATCTTCCCTATAACGTCGTTTGCATTAACAACTGTGTTAGAAGTAGCGAGAAGAAGCTTGCCTGTACTGGTAGTTGCATCAGCAGATGCACCCATTATCCTCAACTGATCTGCTGACTCGTCCCATTCCAGGTACGCACCGGCAGATGCTCCAAAGAACTTCACATCATGGCTGGTGTCATCCACGCCGACAGTTAGCGTCCCAAGCACAACCGTGTCTTCTATGTTCGATGTACCTGCTACGTCCAGATCAGTACCGACATATAGTTTTTTGGCGATACCAACACCGCCGTCGGTATGGAAGGAACCGGAAGTCGTATTCGTCGCGTCAGTAGCCGTGTCAATACTTAGCTGTGCGGTACCGGAAAGAACCAGATCGTCTTCAGATTGATCCCAGAGCATGAAAGCACTGCTTGTATCTCCGAAGAACTTTACGTCATGCCCTGTGCCATCAGAACCAACCGTTACCGTTCCAGAAAATGTACTTGCGCCAGAGAGGGTTACGTCAAGAGATAAGGCGTTTATCTCGCCTTCCATGTAGGTAGCAAGAGTCTCAACGGTGGTCATCCTCATCGTGCCGCCGTCGTTTATAAGGACACCATCGCCGTCTGCTATTGCAGTTGTACCTCTGGCAGTACCACCGTCAATCAGGTTTAACTCTGCCGGAGTTGCAGTAATAGCTGTGTCGCTGTCTGCTGCCAGAACTGCAAGCGTACCTCCCACATTAGGGATAACGACTGTACGATCCGCTGTCGGATCCTCGATTGTCAGCGTTGTCTCGTATCCGTCTGCCGTTGCGCCTTCAAACACAATAGCGTTCGCTGCGTTCATGGTCACAGTGTCAACGATTGTCTGCGTTCCGCTAACAGTTAGATTCCCGGTGACAGTCAGGTTGTCTGCAACGGTTACTTCTGAGGTAGTGTGACCGATGGTTACAGCAATGCCACTTGTTTCAGTAGCTATCTTTAGCGCGCCAGTTGCGTTCTTAATATAAGAGTTTGTGCCGTCATGGTAGAGAACCATGTCACCAGCAGCGAGTGACCCGATTTTTAACTCTGTACTGTCGTTAAGGTGCAGGGCATCTTCGGACTCGTCCCACAGCAGGTACCTGCCAGAGGTCGCGCCGTACATCGTAACGTCCACACCTGTGTCGTTCTCTCCAAAGACAGCAGCCCCGCTCACGGTCAGCCGTGTGAGGTTTATCCCGTTAGCTGCCTTTATCCAGCGGACAGCAGCACCAAAGGTAATCTTGATATCCATTGGGTACTGGGATTCGTCAGTAGTGGTTATATCCCATCTGCCGTTTGCGTCGGTCGTGTCTGTAAGCCCGGAGATGGCTGAAGTAGCGTTATCCGCGCTGGTGTAGGCGACAACCGCTGCGTCCTGAACGGCGTTACCCGCGTTGTCGAATACAAATCCTGATAGCGTTACGGATGTTGTTGCCATATTTTTTCCTACCTAAACCTCGAACGGTCTACTCCTGCAAGTGCATCAGCCACGATGGCCCTGGCGTCGTCTATTAAATCATCCTCGTCCACGAATATAAGCCTTATCCCAAGTGTTGCCAGATATTCTCTTGTAAGTATGTCCGACTGTCTAACCGCCGCACCCTTCTCGTAGTGATAAAACACTCCCTGTACGTTTATCGCAATATCGGGCGGGTTGTAAATCTCGAAATCTATAACCCTCCCCCCCTTATCCTGCCTTCCCCCTGCCAGTTGTGACTGATACCTGAAGTCTATATCAGGCTTGAGTCCCAGTTTTAACAATGCCTGCCAGCAAAGGTATTCAGGACCACTTCCTGCCCACCATTCTGGCGTGGGGATAGCCTCGATTGCCTCAGCCATTATGTCTCAACCAGTTGTAACTGTATCTGCGCCCTTTCATCTAATCCGGTGAACTCGAAACCGGAGGCACTTACAAGATCCACGTAGTAAGACCTGTCCGAGTCATCGTCCCTGTAAGTAAACGGAACAAGCGTATTGGTGTTGATAACGGTCGTTATATTGTCCATCATCTGCTTCGGCGTTTTTCCCTTGAACGGCTTCGCCGTGTCGATATTGACGCTGAAGCCGAACTTCGGCGGGATCTTCTCTCGCCACCTTAATTCAATCAGGTTCAGGTCAGGGCTGTTAGCAGCATTATTGGTAGCAAGGGCGGCCTTGAACTTAATAGAAGAGAACTCGACACCCGCGCCGGAAGCAAAATCATAGGTCGTAGTGCCGTTAGACGTAATCGTCCCTAATGACGTATATGTTTCGGTAAAGTCCGTAGCAAACGAGATCGCTATATTCACGTTGGAAGAACATCCCGACGTAACGGCGCGGAAGCTGATCGCAGTCTTGTTACCCGCTGCGTCCCCACCGTCAAACCACGGTGTCTCAAGCGTCCCGCCCCCGGTGTCGTACTGGAAGTCGGTGATCTCGTCAGGATTTATAACATCAGGAGACAACTCGATCCAGTACATCACCGCACCAGTCGCAAACCAGAGCCGGTACTCGTTATATGGGCTGCCCACAGTACCTGCCCTAAGCCCGGTATTGTTCCCTCCTGTCCACTTAACCTCCCAGGACTGCTCGTTATAGCCCAGTATCGTAGAGGTTCCCTTACCGCCAACCACGCTTGAACCGTCAGGCAGGATACCGTCGCCGGTCACTATGTCGAAAGTAACTTCAGCGATATCGGCGTTCACGAGGGCGATCAGGTCGTTGTGTGTCCCGATCAGCTTCAGTATCTGGCCCTGATAGGCACTTGGGACACCGTGGTCACGGTCGAATCCGACAAGGCTTACGACAGCCGTATTTGCACCTGTCTGGTACTTGTAGATAGCGTTGCCTGCCGGAAAGTAGATAGCATCGCGCCACACTATTGCGCCTGTTCCTGACTGCGTGTGGAAAGGAATCCTTAACTCTGTCTCCTCCCACCTGTTATTAGTCTCATCGTAAGCCCACAGCCCAACCTTGGTAGCAGCATAGATAATCGGACTGCCACCGGCGTCCCGATAAACAATCAGGGATGTCACATAGCCGTTAGGTAAGGGCAACTGTGCCTTGAGTGTTGGTGTGTTGGTAGGCCCTGATGCCCAGTTTTTCAACACGCCTGCTTTGCTTATGCCCCAGAGTGTCCCGTGCCAGATCGTAAAGTAATCGACCTTGTCCCCGGACGCTGTTTTATTCGTTGCGGATGTACCGTTAGTTGTATATGAGTACCCGGTATCACCCTGGGCAAAGATGAGGTAACTCGTAGGAGTAGTATCGGTAAATACAATCGTCTGAGATGTAGGGTTCGTCAGGGTAAAAGCTAAGGTATCCCACCCGTCGTCAGTATTTGTATACCTGTATAAATCCCCATCTCTAAATAAGACATAAATGTTTGATGAGGCCTCGCCGGTTACCTGAAACTCGGTAATGTTATTAATCTCACCTGTATTCTCATTGGTTACTGCCGTCGGCTTTCTTGGAAGAAGAACGTGTCCCTTGAATCTGGTCTGACAGTTAGTCCACCATGCCCTGTCAACAGATCCCGGGTCTAACCCACGGTTCCAGCCGATACCGCCACGAAAGTCGTTTTGCGTGAGGATAGAAGCCCTTGGGTCAGCACCGCGCTGGGTGTCACCGATGGTAAATCTCGGGGCAGCGATGCTCACGAGCGTCTTGCGTACCGGCCCTGCAATCCTGTATCGCTGGCTGTTCAGCAGGATTTCACTCTTATCTATAACGGAAGCCATCAGTCCACCATCTTGGTGCCGGGCCTGAGTGCAGGCAGTGAGCGTTCTGCCTGGGCTGCCACGCCCTCGTAGAAGGCGGCTCTCCTGTCGCTGTCGTCAGGATCGGTCGTCCTGCCCCTTGCGAGGCTGAACAGTGCCTTGCTCGTGGTGCGTGCAGCGACAAGATCCGGGTCTATGTTTGCCGTGTCTGAGTCAGCACTGAGGAGGGACGGCAGCTTGTACCCGATCAGTCGTATGAGGTTGTATCCCACTTCTTTCCGGGCTGCTTCCGTAAGAAACACTTTTCGCGCCTCACGGTCTATCCTGTAAGAACCCGACCACAGCCTGTTATGTACGGCTGACTCCGTCTGCACGGCCTTGATGTCGTTTATCCAGATATACCTTGAATTATCCCCCGAAACGTACTTAACTCCTACAGATGTAATAGCTGAGAGTTCTTCTGGGTTCGTAAGAGTCACCCTCATATACGTCCATGTTCTGGCATCAGCAGCAGGGATGTTAATAGTTTCCTTTGCACTGCTTAGTGCAGATGCTGCTGCTAAAACAATCGTTAAGGTTCCTGCAACATGAGCGTCGGAAGACTTGAACCAGAACTCAAGAGTATCGTACTTACGCAGATCTATGGATGTGATGTCTTTATATCCCATAGTTCCTGCGGATACGCTGCTTAGGGACATCCGTGTTGCGCTGCTGTGGGCTTTGAAATCCTCTGAGTCAGCAGTAATAGTTACACTTGTTCCCTGCGTCCAAGCGGTATTGGCTTCATCAACTCTTTTTCCAGAAAAATCAGACCTGTAGTCAATCTGGGATACCGCAACCATCGCAGACGGGATGTCGTAACGGCTGTCCCTGATATGCCCGTGGTTGGAGATGTCCTCGTCAATCACAAGGCCGCGTGCCGTCCGCTGGATAATCGAATCATTAATAAATTCGTGGATACGTGCAGGTGGATACTCAGACCTCCAGAACTCGTAGGAATCGTCGGAAGATGTAGAACCTGCTGCTGGCTTGAAGGTGAACGTACCGGTCGAACTGGTGTAATCCGTTACACGACGGATAACCCCGTCATTGGCACCGGAGGTAAATAAAATCCAGCCACCGTTATATTCGTCGTCCCCGCCAAGAGTGCTGGCATCAACGATTGTTGTGGAACTACCCGTGCCTGTTGCGGCACTTGCAGGCAACTGGTCGAGGTTAGCTGCAACGGAGCGACGTATCTGTTCTCTGGTCCTGCTTTGTATTGCAGCCACGATAACCTCTACTTGTTACTGCGCTTCTCTTTGCGCCAGTCTGCTATAGACCTCAACGCCCCTTTAAGGTCATCTTTTTTTCCTTTGCTTACAGCCGGTACAGGCTGTGCCGCCTTTGCTTCTTCCTCTGCCTGTTCAGCAGCCTTATGCAGAATCTCCTGCAACTGACTGCCAGTAAGCTTGCTTGCACCGGGAATATACACAGGCTGCCCGTTTGGACCGACGTTGAAGGTTTCCTCCTCCACCGACCCTATAACGCGCTCTAAATCAGCAGGAGGGCTGACCTGACGAAGGTTACGCCTTTGATTCCCTGCGGATACAGGAAGCCACAGCTTTGCCTTTGCCATGCCAGCCCTCCTAGATGACTAGAACTTGATTGCAAGGTCAATTAAAGCGTATTCAGTGTCCGCAGCAGCAGCAAGAACTGTTCCCACCCTGCACTCTGCTGAGTTGTCAGAAGCCGATGGGTCTACTGCACCGTCAGTAGAAGTATAAGCTTCGTTACCAAGAACAAGAGTCCCGCCAGATAGTACGGCTGCGGGTCCTGCGGTTTGGTTCCAGAAGTATTCTCCCGATGCAATATCGTGAGTTGGTACTCCCAAAGCTGGACCGTCAATGTCCGATGCATCCCAAACTTCTACCGAATGTCCAACAGGCTTGTGAATACCTGCTTGTGAATCAGTGGTTAGCGCAGTCTGAACCGAGTCATTGTCGTAAAGATCAATGGTCAAGGTTCCACTTGCAGTTGCTGAACTGTGGTCTGCGATTGTAAAAGTCTGACCTTCACCAGTACCAGATGAACCGTGGTCATTAATAAAAACGTAGCCATCTACATAGTCACCGCGAGTACCAAAGTCACCTGTGTACTTACCGCTGCCAGTGATAGCAGTAGTAGAGTTGGTGAGTTTGATCTGGTTTGCGCCAGCAGCAGCAGCAGCAGCAACAGCTAGGTCTGTTAGATGCCCTGATGATGTTTGTGAACCCATCGTTACTTTACCAGCCGTAATAGCTTCGGCTGCGTAAGAGTAATAAAAGACCCGTCCGTCGTTATAAACCATCTTTGTGCCAAGACGATGCTTTTGCGTCGTAGTGGCGGTCTTGTCGTATCCGGGTGAACCAGATACTACAGTTGGAAATGCCATTTTCTATTCCTCAATACCTGTTTACAGGCTGTCTAATTATCCTGCGATAAACCGATAAGTTTTAAAAGGCTCGGTCTATCGTTACGCCTTTTTCGAGACTTCCGCTGTCACCCTTGACTCGTCAGGGGCGGATGCCCCCGATTCGGCAAACAGTTCCGGCGCGACCTCTTTTTTTTCAGGAGGACTCTTGCGGAAGCCTCGCTCTAAGTATACGTCTTCATATGAAACAGGAAGATTGGGACATTCAACCCATTCATCCGAATCAGCTTCATATTTCCAGTAAGAGCGTTTTGTAACGCCCCTTACAGTCATACTTTGTAAGCCAGATTTAACCACAAGAGCCTCCTGAAAAACTAACTATGCGCTAGTTGATGGGTTTCCGATTTCGTACTGGATTGCAGCACCACGGGTGTCATCAACTTCAAAGACTGCATAGTCTTCGGTAACGACTACTTCAAACGCTCGCAGGGAAATGTCCCGCTCACGCTCTTCTCGCCTTGCCCTTGCAGCAAGATGACCCATAGCTGTTTTGTCAGCGATAACTCCATAACCAGAGTTATCGGTTACAGTTTGAATGTTTCCATCCTCGAAGAACGGAACGCCTGAAAGCTTAATGCCTGTCCAGTAATCTTTTACTGCTGGCTTATTGAAAGCGTCAGGGAGCGGGTAGGTAGCAAGAGTGTTACCTACATCAGTTGCCAACTTCCAAAGAGCATTAGGGTGGTGTACGACAAAAATGTCGGAACCAAACTGATCTGCCTTTGCGGTAGCAATAACTGCCGATGCGTTAGCAAGGGTAAAGTTTGCGTTGTCAGCACCAAGTTTTGTTCCACCGTTTAGGGTTGGAAACAAAGCAATGATGTCTGTGTCCTTCTTGCGAGCCATTGCGTCACCCATCTGGCGACCAATGATCTTGAAGACATCTTCGTTGTTCTGCTGGAGAAGGGTGTCGGTAATAATTACCTTCAGTCCCACTTCAGCGGTAGTAGCGGTGACAGTTGAAACATCAATGTCCTCGCTATCGACCATATCGCGACCCTCTACAAGGTCTTCTGCATCCATCTGTGCAACCTTGGGGATTGTGAGTTGGTAGTCACCCTTCTTGAGATTGAACTTCTCAACAAGCCCCACCATAGGAGCGTTATGCTCTTCGGTGTATCGGGCAGCCGCGAGCATAATTCGCGACATGTTTTGTAGATTCCCAGTGGTACTGGTTTGTACAGTAGCCATTTCTTATACCTCAGTTGAAGATGGTAAGTCCTAACTTCTGAGAAGCAGAACGTGCCATTTCTGTACTTATCGCAGGATCACCTGCGTTATATCTGTCTAAAACGTCCTCAGCGTTGGTAGGTGCTACATCAGCAGCAGGAGTGGCTCCGCTCATCTGCTGTCCCGGGGTTACCTGCTGGACTGTCTTTTCCAGCTTCGTAATCCTTGACAGTGCCTTCGCGTGCCTCTCCATAGACTGCGGGTCAGGGAAGTCCTGCAACTCGGCATAAGGAACGCCGTACTGTGACGACAGTTCATATGCCTTGGCAAGCTGTGTACGCGAGTTTAACTCGGTTTCAACCTGCCTTTGCCGGACCGTTACCTGTTCCGCCTGAACTTTCGCAACATACGCTTCTTTGGCAAGAGCAGCCTGCTGACCGCCAATTTGCTGTGCGGTCGTATCGTCCAGACCCTGATTTATGTATCGCTGGGTCAGTTCCTGACCGTATGCAGCTACCTCTGCCTCTAAGTTGTTGACATTGGTTTTCTGTTCGGCTAAAGCCCGCGCCTGCTCTGACTGCTGAAGCTGCGTTTCCATCTCTGCTATCCGCTTATCGGTAGCAGACTGGTACTTGCGAAACTCCTGGTCTGACTGTGGTGTAGTTCCTTCCGTACTCTGAGGTTCGGTCTGAGAATCAGTCTGAGGTGCAACCCCGATAGGTGTGTCTGCCGTTTCCGACAAATCCTGTTCGACCTCCGGTTCAGCAACTGCTTCTACCGGAGTTTCGTCAGGACTCGGCGGAACATCGGTAACCTCTACCGCGGATTCCGTTCCTGCATCATTTCGCTCAGTAACCATATTTTGTTTTTCTCCAGAACATGACACCGTCAGATGGCATATCCCGCTTTCGGGGTTTCACAAATAATAAAGCATCTATTTGTTATTGTCATTCAGCCTGCTCCCACCATCTCTCCGGGATCTCGGGGACTGAAGGTACAACTAACGGCCTCTCAATCTTCGGTTGAGATGCCTGATATTGATTTCGCAAAACATTTATTTTCTGGAATAAAACTATATTGGTAACTTCTGTCTTCTGAAAATCAGGCGGCTTGTCGAAAGCTAATTGTTTTATTCTGTAGACAAGTTCATCATCGTTTCTTGCAAGGTAGTCGTTTAATTGTTTCTGCTGAGGCACTGTAAGAGAATTATAAATCGCCTTGTGTTCTGCCTTTATTGCATCCCAATCCAAACTACCTTCAAGCTGCTCTCCTCTCCACGGAGTACTCGGAACTCGTTCGTCCCTGAGAGGAATTACTACTTCGTGCTTCCTATAGACGCTATACCACACGTTTAGAATCTTATCGAACTCCGACTTAGGGTCATGAACAAACGGAAGATCAAACCCTAGATCTCTTTGTAACTGGTACTTACGTCCCTCTGCCGTATTATTTATATCGCTAACTGTATCTACGAACTCAAACAACCTGCTCCTGATAGATATTTTTCCGCCGTCTTCATCAACATACCTGCCAAGACGGGGATGCCCAAGCGTGTCAATCAGGTCGAAAATATCCCTGCCTAAAACAGCACGGGCCTGACTTTGTGCATCGCTCTGTATTCGCCGTCTTTCCGTTCTGGATCTTGCACCTTTATCCTCGAAGCCTTCTACATCTCGCATGGCGCGACTTCTTATCAGGTCAAACTCTCTGTACTGTGGGCCAAGCACCGGGTCCTTTTCCAGTTGAGATTTCGCAAGAGTATCTAAATCTCCAAAAGGTTTACCAAACTTCTTGTAAACGTCGTTCTTGAACTTTTTGTATCTCGGGGCAAAGTCTTCCCCGACTATAAAAGCCTCGTATCCAGACTGGCGAGAGTCAAGAATCATATAAAGTTCATGGCGCATCTGAGGGTCCATGTCCTCTTCCATGTCAAGCAGGTCCCTGAGTTCCGAATTGCTCAAGGGAGTCGAGTAAGCACCGTAACTTTCTCCAAGCATGTCGAGTACAGATATACCACCCGATACGATATCGCCTTCCTTAAAATCGTTGAACCCCGGACCTATATATTCCATTGATTCATCTAACGCAAAAGGCCTCATATTAGTAGCGACATGCCCCATCACTTGCCCCGCCTTATACCCAAGTGACGCTTTCGGATTGTAAATTGGTGTCCCGTCAAATTTTTTGTTTCGGGCAAAATCTAACATAAGACTTGCGCCTGGAGCATTTATTGCCCGCTTTGCAAGACTTGCTATTTCTCCCGTCTTAGGAGTGATAGCAGCAGATGCAACCAGATTTAGTAACCCGTGCAGTGGACCAAAGACTGACCTGTCACGACCGCCTAGGTTTCGTATTTTCACGAAGTTCGGATTTACATAAAGCTTTCCTTCACGGTTTTTTATATAAAGCCTGAAGTCTGTTTCTTCTCCTCTGGCTTCATTAGCCAACACAGTCAAGATTGTTCCCCATCCAAGCACCCGAAGAATAGCGCGACGGGCGTACCTGTCCTGCATAGTTGCAAACTTATTTATTTTTGGAACCCTGCCTCGCAGCTTGTTGCCTACTATCGGAACCATATCCAGAGGCGCATCAAGATCCATCCCTTTCATTGCACGGGCAACCGTAAGCATCCTTGCAAATAAAAACTTGGTGGAATAGAAAATCCAATTACCTAAAGCAAATCTTCCATTAACAAATCCCGAAGAGGCATTTACATGATTCGCCATACGGCGAAGATCTCCTGCCTGAATCAACTCGTCTATCGTTCGTCCTTTTGCAAGTTCTTCAAGTAAAAGTTCTTGCGCCCGTTCTATTCGAGCAACATCCCCTGCTACAGAAAAAGCCCGTGATGCTGCCTGGAAGAATCCACCTACAGGCTTGCGAACACCGGGAATGTTAAAGCCTGCTTCGAGTATGTCGGAAGAAACATCTATTGGTTTACCAGATTGGTGTAAGCCAAATCTTCCAGCCCACTCGTCTGTAGTAAAAGTCCCTCTGGCTTTTGCAGCATCATTAAATTCTGTTGCCCATGAAGCATAGACACCTTCGCCACCCCAAGCCTTCAGAGATTTAACTGAGGCTTTATGCCATACCTTTGGAGAATCATAACCGGTAATAAGCAACTGGATACCCATTGCGGAGTTATCAGCAGTTGCTGTTGTTGCCCGCATAATACCGTTTGTTCCCTGAAGTGCTTCTTTAGCATATTGGGCTTTATCTTTAACTGTTACTGCTACTTCTTTATTAATTAAATCATTCGCACGATTAGCAAAGATGTCTGCAAACGAAACGCCATGAAGTCGCGGGAACTGTTCTTCGCCGCCGATTTCCTTTCGACCAAGCCGCTTTGCAATAGTTTGCATTTCATAGTCATATACAGATTTATAGGCTTTAAGTTCTGCCAGGAGTATCTCAAGGGCTTCTTCAGCCTTATTAAGTTCTGCGCCTTTTAGCGTTCCGCGAAGAACAGTTCTTTTTTTACCGAAAAGCGTTACGAGTTGATCTATGTCATCTATGCCCGGATCTTCAATAAAGCGATCCATTTCTTTAAGGGCTTTCTGGTTTTTCTGCTTAACAAGACCTTTCAATCGTGTAGAAGCTGCTCTCAATTTCGCCATTTGCTGAAAGACTTCTGGACTTTCTTCAATTACCAGTTCTTTTGCAGTACGACCTATCCTTATTCCGTCTTCATTCCTTATCGCCCTCATAGCTGCTGCAAAGAAATTATCTCCAACAGTTTGACCGGTGCTTTTTACAAGGGCATCAATCGCTTTTGGAAACGTAGAATATTCTGAGCCGTTAAGAATTGCTTCTGCCATCGAAGGATGTTCAGCAGCTTTTACTTGAGATTGTGGGACACCCAGCCTTTTTACAACGATGGTTCCTGAGTCAAGATCGTCTAGCTGTATGTTTCCGCGGGGAACATAGAACCCACCATCAATAATGTCTGGACGGAGTCCAAGTTCTCGCCCGGACTCCTCTAAAACTTTCTTATGTGGAGCAGTTATTTTTCTGAGTTCTTCGAGGGCTTGGATCTGCTCTCGATTCAGATGCGGGAGAAACCTGGGTAACCGCGCGGCAACATCCTGAATTGTGGGTGCTGCGCCTCGCAGGGACGCATCAATGTTTATCAGGCTTTGGATCTGGCCGTTCTTATCGGGCTTAAAGGCACGTTTTACTTTTGGTGCAATCCTTAGAGCCTGAGAAGCGGCAAGTTTCTCTGCGTTATTTATAACTCTTGTGCGAAGGTTCCACAATGCATCCACAACGTCAACATGCACAAGACCCTTTGCCCGTACAAGTCCCGCAAGAGATGAAGCAAGTCTTTCTATACGACTCAATCCTAAATCAACAGTTTCCTCCAGCCCGAACATGCGGGACTCTTCTCCAAGTCCAAGCTGGCTTACATCTAACTTTGTACTGTCATATGTATTGTCTAATGCTTTAGCTGCATCTTCTTCAGGTAAGCCTGCAAGAGCGGACGTAAGTTCATCTATACTTCCTCCCCCTCCTGCATCAGGGCTGGGAACGATCTTCTTTGCTGCGTCTTCTTTAGCTGTTTCAGCAATCTGTGCAGGAGCCATCCCCGGGCGATGTATACCCGTAGCAGCCTTTTTCGGTGGACGTACAGGCGGCGCAGTATCAACACCTCTCTGCCTGTTGAACGTTTCTATCTCTGTACGTGTAGCCTGTTCGATCTCGGTCTGAGCGGGGTTTACCTCGAATACCCTGCCTTCGGTTGACTCTGCCCTGATAATCCCTTCCGGCGTGGTTTCCACGACCCTTGCAGTGCGAGGCCGTATAACGGGCTGCACTTCAGTTCCCACGTTTTCCATGACCCTGAGATACGCTCCTCCCTCAGTCTGCCATGCGGGTAACACCCTGCCACTAGGCGTTGTTACCGCTACGCCGGGCTTTGGAGCGGCAGCAACGTCAGCCTGCCTTGTGGCTGGGGTGGTGGGTGGATCAACAAAAGCAGTACGTCCTTTCCAGGCTTCTTCTGTACCCCGTATTGCTGTTGCCACTTCATCTAACGACGCATCTGTGGTGTCTACGACCAATTTCACAGGAATTGAGTTAGCACCTAATTTCTGCATAGCAGCGACACGATGCGCTCCCTCGATAACAACTGGCTCACCATCTTTACCAACCCCAATAATCACAGGGTCAATATGGTTGCTTTCACGAATCGCTTTAGCTAACTCATCTACGTGCCTAATATCATCAGCAGCAACAAATCCTCCTTCAGCACCCCATGAACGCAAGTCCATTTCTCTAATGCCTGGAATTTCTTCAAAAGACAAATAAGACGATCTCACAGAATCGAAATTATCAACTTTAGTGCTTGTTGTTCTCCCGTCTACGGTATCTCCCGCAAGAGGGTAGAACTCATCAAGCGTACCGCCAACTCCCCCAGCCCCCCTAGAAGGAACAATAGGCTCGTCAGCAAATCTTGCTACCCCCGGCAATCCTCCGGGCATACGTTCAGCCTGTCTTAGAGCCTCGCGTCCTGTTGCTCTTGCCGCTTCTCCAGCTTTACGGGTAACAGGTGCAAACTCTTCTGTAATACTCTGACCGGTTTCCTGCAATACTTGACCGACAGGTCTTCTGCCTGGCTTCTGTAAGGTTCCCAAATAAGGAACTAACTGTCGAAGTTCTTTAGCAACTTTAGTTCCAGCCCCAACTCCAATTATATTTAAAGGCTCAAAGGCACCTTCTGCAACATCCAGTGCGCTGAGATGAAAGGCAGGGTCCAGGCTGTCTTGGTTTACAAAAGGAAGATACACAGGAAACTGATGCGCCGACTCTCTCAACTCAGGGTCGCTTAAGGCTCTTGCCTCTGTAGTTTGGAAAGGATTAAGCCGCCGTCCTGCTTTTTCTATAAATCCCCCTGTCCTGTCTATTTCTCTCTGGGCTATTCTTGCAGCTTCAAACTTTCTTAACCACTCAAGTTGGCTGTCGTTAAGTAACCCAGGAAACTGATCCTCAAACGGAGTTCCTCTAAGCCTCTCCAGACCATGAACAATATCAGAGGCATCACTTACAACGTGTCCAGCCCCAAACCTCCCCGCCGCCGCAAGTCCTTTTAGTATCGGTTCTCCCATCTCTAAATGCGCTCTTCCAATCGCCCCTGCACCGCGCCCTAACGCTCTTGCAGGAGGCCCGATACCGCGCCCTATCGTCTGTCCTATGATATTTGTACTTCTCGGAGGAACCGGACGCTGGACATCTACAGCCTGTGTAGCCTGCGCTGTCTGGGGTCGAGGTCTTGCTGGTGCCGGGGCAAGTGCTACCGGTACTGGTGCTGGGGTGGGTGCCGGAGGTAGCGTGTCAACCATTTGCCGTCTGAACAGGTGGTCACGAGAGAATCTATCTACATCAAAATCAGCACCAAAAAGTTCTTTTAGTTCGTCAGCACGGGCTAGTGCCTGTATATCAATACCTTCACCAAACTGTTCCGTTGCACGAGTATGTGCATCTTCGGGGGACATCCCTCTCTCAACCAATGACTGTTCGAGTAGTTCATGGTTAATAAAATTCTGATAATCATCCTTTTCAGGTATGCTGCCATATTGTTCACGTTCAGCACCGCTTCGCTCTAAGTCAGCCATAATATCCGGCGACGTTTGAGAACGCTGAGACTCTGTAATCTTTCCCATTGCAACATCCCAGTCACTTGGAGTTGCGGTGACAACCGGTTGTGCTGTCTGAGGTCTTGCAGGTGCTGGGGCGGGTGCCGGGGCTGATACAGCCTGGAGTGCCTGTGGCCCGCCGGGCATTGAGCGGAGTGTGCGTAATGCGGCTTCCGCGCGCTTACCCCCCGCCTGTACTTCAGCAAGAAGCCTTCGGATTGCGTCCTGCGGCCTCTCCCTGTAGAGGTTCTGCTGCCCCCTTCCAACGAAGTCGGCGAACGACTGCATCGTCATCAGTGATACAGGAACCGGGTTTTAGGACTGAACCTGCTCTGCTGACTGTACTGCCTTCCTAGCTGTGCGAATCGTTCGGTAAACGGGAAGTCCTGGAGGAAGTCGGTGAACTTCATCGTCGGCTGTCCGCCGCCGAGTATCTGCTCACCCAGCTTCCCGTAGAACTCTGACATTGCCCCTGAATAAATATCCTGTGCCTGCCTTTTACGTGCAGACGTATCCATCATGCCTTTCTGTCCGAGCGTCCCGAAGAAGGCAGCACGAGGCTCTTCCTCAAGAAATCCTGCGAAGGTGGGGTTTATCGCCATTAGAGTCCGTACCTTTGAGCGGCAAAGTTAAGGAAGTTCTGCGGTGACTGTCCTGCTGCTGCTGCATCCTGTTTTGCAAGGAAGTAGTCAGCAAACAGGTCATCCTGCGATGGCCGACGGAACCTCGAACTTACAAGACCTGAGTATCTTCCCCTCTGCGCTGCTCCAAGAAGCCCCATAGCGTTTGCTGCTTCAGCCGCCGTTGATGGATCAAAATACGACGCGCCTGCCGCTTGCCCCGTTGGAATCCAATCTGACTGAAGTCCTCTAAGAGTTCCAAGATTCTGCAATGCCTGAGTATAAGCACCGCCAAGTCCTGTGGGTTTCGCGGCAGTTGTTCTGAGGAAGTCCTCGAACGACGGTCCGGGCATCCCTGTCACTGCCCCTACGGGAGCGGCTGCATCATCCGCCAGGTAGGTATCCATTCTTTCGCCTGCAAAATCAGTCCCGCCAATATCTCCGGCAGGAGCGGCTGCGACAGTCCCTGCTGCTGTGGCAGGCAGCATCATAGGAGGTCTTGTCATATCTGCAAGTGACCCGGCCCTAAATGCTCCAAGTAAATTCCCGCCGTACCTGGGATCAGTCTGCCGTTGCAGCCAACTGGCAACAGGTCCCACACCACTTCCCAACTCCTGTCCGAACACGTTCTGAAGGGCGCGTCGTATTCCTGCCCTTCTAAGATCAGGGTCGGCGATCATCTCCCGGCTGGTAAGAATAGGCGTACCCAAGGGGTCTGTTGCTGCAAATCCTCCGTTTACCCCTCCGTTAGTCGCTGCTGCTCCGGGGTCGGTGGACTGAAACCGTTCTGTCTGAGAGTTGTAATATCCCAGTTCAGGGTCATAAAAGCCATGCTGATATGGACCAGCCGCACTAACCCCACCTGCTCCACCTGCTGCTGCACCTGCTGCGCCTGCTTCGCCTACTATTCCTGGTGGTCCTGATGGTCCTCCCACCATGCCTCCTGCGCCTGCTTCGCCGAATGTTTCGAGCCTGCTGACCGGTGCGCCGTTAGCCGCTGGTGGCGGGGGTGCAACTCCCGTCCCTGGCTGAAACCCTGCTCCGGGGTCCTGGAATCCCTCTGGTCCGGCTGCAACTGCCCCCCCCGGCAGTACCATCATCCCCGGATCCTGGAATCCTGGAACTATCGGAAGCGGGACGGGTGCGACCGGCGATACATACGTGGTTGAGCCGGGGTCGAAGAGGTCGGGGTCTAAGGTCTGTGTAAAATCGTCAAACGTCCCGACGGGCGGTACGGTAACAACGGGCGGCTGCCCGAACTCTGCCGCGGGTCCGAACTGTCCCTCGTCCTGCAACCACATCGGGGGGCCTGCCGGTGCAGCGGGTGCTGTCAGCGGCGGCTGATATTCAAACGCACGCGCTCCCTCGCCAAATTCCTCGCCTACATCGCCTGCTCCGGGAGGTGCTGCCCGACCTGCTCCCGGCACCCTGCGCGGTGCTTCTAAAACGGGGAGTCCTATATCGGCACCTGTCTCTGCCTGCGCCCTGGCCTTCGTTCTTGCCTCCGCGACATTGTCGGCTTCGACGCGGACTGTCTCCCGCTCGCCATCTCCCATGGTTATCTCGACATTATAAAAAGCCATGCTTACATTCTCCCAAGCGGATTAACGCGAGGCCCGGGTCCTCCGGGCGTTCCTGGTGCTGCCTGTCTGGGATCTCCGACCCTCTCGAATCCCTGCATCTGCGACGACATTACGCCGCCCGGTATGCCGGGAGGCCGGGCTGGCCCTGCGGGTGCGCCCTGCATCTGCTGATCTGTCTGCTGTGCCTGCATACCTGCCGTCATGAGTAACTGCTGGAACTGCATATCCTGCGCTGTTTCCTGCTGCTGGTCCTGTTTCATTGTCTTTCGCAGGAGGTCTATATAGATTAACGCCTTTTCCTGTTCCCCTGAGTGCATCAGTCCTTCGATAAGCGTAAGCAGCAGTGCCTTCGGCTCGGTCACCTGTGCCTGCTGTGCGGAGATAGCGTTTCGGAACTGTTCAACGTCGTTGATCTGGAGGACATTCTCCCAAATCCATTCGTCGGGTGCAAGGGGTTTCGGCCCTTCCCTCATCATCTGCGCCATCGTCACAAGCTGGGGTTCGTCCTGTGGCATACGGACTCCGAAGTTTATGTCTATGGCACCTGCGCCTTCGAGGTCTGAGGGTTTTATCTCCTCGCTGAAGTAGCTTGCGATATCGTTGTGCCGTCCCCTTACGCTGACCGTGTCGAATCCCCCGAGTTCGTACTGCATCGAGATGATTTCGGAGATTTGCTTATAGCAGGAGGTTATGCCTTTTACCCTTGGCTCTATCTGGTGAGCGGAGCCTTCCTGGAGGATCTTTGCTGCGAATCCCGAGATTGCAAAGGGGAGTTCCCCGTAGCTGACGTTGGACAGTCCGCCTCTTTGCAGTTCGCCTGAGATAAGTCCGACAAAGGCCCCTGTGTCGAGTGGCATCGTCACTTCTTCCATCAGCCGGATGTCCGTTCCTGCGGGGAGCGGAACCTCGGAGCCGTCCTGCCACGGGTCGGTATCGAGGGTTGTCGTGCCGTCGGGGGATACGATCTTGTACGGCCTTCTCACGGCTCGCCTTACGAGCGTCTTGTATGCGCTCATTGCGAAGTTATAGTCTGAGTAGAGGTCCCTGTTCGCGGCGAATATCGACTCTCCGTAGTCCCTTGCGGTGTCGTCCCCTGATATTTCGTCCTGTACCCACGGTGCGGGTCCCACTGCCCCGAGGAACACCGGGGCGCAGGGGTTTCCGTTTATGTCGCGGACGTTATGTTTCGTGAGTTTCTTCCCGAACTTCTTCTGTTCGTCGTCGCCTACGACGATAACGGCGTTCTCTGTCCTGGAGTAGTAGTCCCAGACGGTGATGCCGGAGGATGTTTCTCCTTCGGATGCGGGTTCGACATCCACGTTGAAGGCTCGTTTTACTGCGGACGGCGAGCGTTTGGTCTTGTGTGCGAGCCACACGATGCCCATATCGTCCATTTCGTAGCAGACATGGAGCGGGTCGAAGGGCGTTATATCGACATACGTGGTGTCGTCGTCGTGCTTGTTGAGCATTGCGCGTCCTGCGTACCATCCCCTGAGTACGACGTAGAAGGCAAGCTGTTCCCTGAGCGACGGCTGTCCGTACCTCTGCATCCGTTCGTCTGCGAGGTTCAAGGCCCCGATGACGAACTTTTCCTTGAGTGTCCCGGGGGTACGGTCTGCGACTTCTGCGCTTATGGGGACCCTTACGGACATCTGTGCGTTGGAGAGGTAGGAGATTATCTTGTCTGCGAGTATTTTCGGGGCGTTCGAGGTGTAACTCTGGTAGCCGTTTCCCGCTTCGTACGGGTTCATACGGTACAGCCCGTAATCGTTCTCCATGCGAGTTCTTCGTGTTCGGAATCCCGGGGACTCCCAGACCTCTTCGATCTGTTCTGCAAGGTCGTCGATTCTTGCCAACCTGATGCCTTCTTTTACCTTGTTACCACCTGTTTACGGTGATTATCTTAGTCGCGCCAGCGGATCTTGCGTAGCCGAAGTTTACAACAAGTCCGTAGGTAACTGCCTTTACGCCGTGGTTAAAAGCGTCCCTTGGCTCTCTTCCGACAACATTATTATCCCTGTCTGTGCGCCATGTATAGACATGAATCTGGTCGTCGAACGGGTTCGCGCATCCCCCGAGTTCGGATATTATCCCCCTTGCCCGGGGATTTACGAGCAGGTTCGGCTGTTTTGTTGACGGGTTCTCTTTCAGGAACGTGTTGAACCGTTCTATTCCGTCGAGTACCCCGACGCGCTCTGACTGCATGTAGAGGCTGGCCTTTTCGAGCCATGTGTCAACAGGCCTGGACTCTCCGATGTTATGTGCGGCTATATCTATGACGCCGTGCTGAACGTCCTTCCACCACGGGCGCATCTGGCATATCTCTATGATTTCCTCGGTGATCTTCTCCCTCTCGAAGATTTCGTCGATGATTCTTACCTGCCCACCTATTATCTGCACGGCTTCTACTGCGTATGCGGACTTTGTCACCTGTGAATACCCGGGGTCTGTCCACAGATGCACTGCCTCGCCCTCGATGTACTCTGCCTTGTCGGATATATGCGTTTGAACGTCGAATATATTGTGGACAAGCCCTGTCGGCGGTGCCGGTTTTCCCGCGATCCGCTCGTTGAACCAGTCCTCGGAGTGCAGACGCTCCAAAGAGAGGATTTCCTCGTCTTCCCTTCCCCCGGGATAGACGACACGGTTGGTCCACGACGGTAACGAGAAGGAAACAGCGTCGTCGTCGGGGTTGAAGAACTGCCACGCCTCCCACTGGGACGGATACCACCCTAAAGACATCTCGAAAGTGCCTTCCAGGAACAGGTATCCGCGCTTTTCTGCGATCCTGCCCCTTAATCGGAGGAAACTCTCGTGGTCTATCTGGGATGCCTCGCAGGCAACCACCATCCGGGGTGCCTCCATCGCTAAACTGCGGTGATCCTGCGCTGATTTGCTCTTGATGGTAAAGACACCCGGGTTTTCGCCCGTGCCGCAGGCGACTGTCATCTCCCCCGGGTCGATTCTCTTGGTCTGCCTTATAAGAAAGCCCAGCTTCTGGAGGATATCGGCAAGATAGTTCCATTCAGCACGGGTTCTCTCGTAGTCCCTGGCGACAAGCCATACGATATCGCCGCCCTCGAACTCGTCCAGACGGCTGATTACCGACAATGCGCCGAGAAAACTCTTCCCCGCACGCTCTCCCCCTGCAACAAGCTTGATTCGGGCAGCATGGTCGAGGATCTTCTCCTGCTCAGGCCACGTATCGAAGCCTATCGTACTGAGAATCGCCTTCCTGTCAGCAGCAAGCAGCATTTTTCTTCCCTTCTCCAAAGGCACAGGCCCCCTTGTACGCATTTGAGGCGTTCATTACGCATAAGGAGAGCCTGGGCCGCCGCCGGTAAAAAGCCTTTCTGCCCGTACCTGCCGTGCAAAGACAACTGTAACCCTGACGAGGACCTTAGAGAAGGAGAACCCCGGATACGACAGCCCCGACCGCAAAACAAAGTATAAACAATGATTCGCAAAACACACGCAGAAAAACCAAAACCCCGTTACAGCCAAAGGGGAGAAAACATTTTTAAGAAAGAGGGGTTAACGCTGTTACAAATCCATACGTCAGTATTTGTAACAGTTAACGTTAACTAAGTTAAACAGTTAACCTAGTCACGCGCACACGCGAGGGAAAAGCCCGTTACATTTAGCGTTACATGGGCGTTACATGCGTTACATCCATCTCAAAAAGATGTAACGCAGATGTAACGCAACCCATTTTTAGCGTTACACGCGTTACATGCCCGTTACATCATGTAACACACACTAAACTACACACCAAAAAACGTAAGCACGGGACTCCAAACAACGCAACCCAGGAAACAGGGGTATACCCACTTTTCAGGGTTTGAACTGTCGAGATGGTACCTTCACCCCACACACTCACCTCATCCACAGCACACCCCTATCACCACACCAACACACACCCCACACCCAACACACACAGGCACAGGCAGCACAGCGAAAACGGACAGCGCAGCGAAAACGGACAGCGCGAACATTCGCGCGCAACCATTCGCGTGGGCCACGTTCGCGTCCAGTGTTCCGCGGTTAACGTACTGCTCAGCCGCGCGCAAGAGGCTACGCTGTAAAAGCCTTTAATACGTATTTCCCCCATGTCGCGCTGTGATCTCTGTACGTTGATATCTCGCGTTTCTGGCCGTATCCGTGAACGTACGCCGGATTTAACCCGATGTAGCACAGGCGTTAGAGACAGGTTCGGAGTACTACGACACCTTAAAGGCTGTTGTATCGCCTGTGTGAAATCGTGTTTTCTGGCACCTGGTTTAACTCAGCGCAAATTGACTCTTATTCGGTACTTAAGTACTTATATTCTAGGTGTAGTCGTGTTAGGATTAACGGAGTTACGAAAACAGGATAGAGAGAGAGAGAGTCATGTTTGAGACAGTTACACGGCACAACTTCATTGATCGGTTCCGACAGTCTGACACTTACAAAAATAACTTCAGCTACGAAGGCTTAAGCGCGCTGTTCGACCACCTGGAAGAAATCGAAGACCAGACTGGCGAACCGATACAGTTTGACCACGTAGCGATAGCGTGCGAATTTTCAGAATACGACAGCTTTCAGAGCGTTTACGCGGACTACCCAGGCTTAACAGCAAGCACATTCGACGATGTTGTCGTTATTTACATTACCTGCGGTTTGACAGATTCAAAATTCCACAATTGCAAGGATCACGGCGAAGTGATCATTCGCAGCTTCTAACCAGCTAACTTAACCATCCACTGCGCGCTAGTTAGGCCTAGCGCGTAGCAATGGTAATTTTAGTCAATAGAGAGAGAGAGAATCACAGTGATCAAACTTGCACCGGCCGACCACAGAAAACTAATCCGCGCGGCACGCCGCGACCTGGGCCAGACATTCGAGCATTCTACTGTCGTAGTTTGGGAAGGTAATTCCCCAATCAACGGCGCGCCGATTGTCGCAGTCATCACTAACCTTAAGCTTGCATCAGAAAATCGCAAGACGGGCGACATGGCACAGATGTACATCATGCCACGGGATACTCGCCCGGTTGAAGCTGTAAACAATGGCGACGATGCCGCGGTTTGTGGCAGTTGCCCACTGCGACCAGTGGCCGCGAAAATTGCAAAACTACAGGGCAACATTATCGACGCGTGCTATGTGAATAAAGGTTGGATCGGTAAATTGTGGGACTCAATCCCAAACCTGCCGAGGCTGCATCCTGAAATCATAGGTGATTACCTGGAATCTACAGGTTTGGAATTCCGTGAAGGAACCTGGGGCGACCCGGCCGCGGTTCCAATGTGGGTACGCCGCGAACTAAACCGCGGCCGCGGAACTTCATACACTCATCAGTGGGAATCTGATTGGATCGATCCCAATGCCAAAGATTTCAGCATGGCCAGCGTGCAAACCGTTGACGAGAAAAACGCGGCGAACGACCTGGGATACCGAACGTACCGGGTAACATCCGGGAACTTGGAACCTGATGAAATCCTATGTCCAGAAATCACCAGCAACGCAACATGCAAAGATTGCGGATTGTGCGCTGGTAACCGGGTACAGGCTAAGAACATCGTCATACGGCCGATCTAAACCTAGCTAACTTAACCAAACCAAATACCACGGAGGCGCGACATGTAACTCATACCGGGTCTGACATATGCCAACAAATATGTCCTAGTCGCTGGGCTTAGTAGCCCAGTTTTATGAAGAGGTACTACGAAACTAGACAACAAGAGAAAGAGAGTTAATCAATATGACAGTAGAGAGAACCACAATAAAATCGAATAATTGTGACTGCTCAATAGATGGCGATGGGTCAGCAGATATGCCGCTGTTTATTCGGTACTGTGTCGCACATTCAGCAGGGTACGGCCTGTTTGCACTGTGGGAAGACAAGCAAGCAACGCGGAAAGAGAGTTAATCGAATGACATCACAAACCAACATCCAAAACGTGGTACGGATCGCCGACGGCGTCGAGACTAACGACCCGGCGGTAGCGCGCAAGCTGCGACAGTGGATCACACTCCACGCTGACGAGCGCGACGTGGCGCGGGAGATATTCCGCCAGCGTCGCGCAGCGCGTCGTGCCAACAACCAGGCGAGAGGATAGGACATGACACTAGAAGAAATCAAAGCAGCCGTTGATGCTGGCAAGACTGTTCATTGGGCAACTTATAGTTACGAAGTTGTTAAGGGACATGGCAATGCAATTGGACATTGGTTCGTTGTATGCACGGACAATGGTTACACCATAGGACTAACGCACCTTGACGGGGTGACGATGAACGGCGAACCGGAACAATTTTTTATAAACCAATATTTACCTGATCGGAAGGTGGAGAATCAACCCAGCTAACAAACCCAGCCACCTACCCGCCCGCGGCTGTCACACTCTCTCGACGGTCGCGGGTTTTCGCGTGCCGGGGATCCGGCATAACAACGGCACCATGCCCCACTGGCATCGACGCACAGCGTTTCCAGCACGTACCCGGCAGGGTACCCGCCACCATGCACGCGCAACGGCCTGCTACGCTGGCGAGTTACGCGATCCGGTGCCGGGTTAATAAACTGGTGGCAGATTGGTACGATAAGTAGTTGACATTAGGGTGTAGTAGTGTATCTTTGTTTGCAGGTCAGACCGACTGACCAGAGGATCACAAGAGGGGAGGATCACATAACCAAAAACGGGGGCGATTGGTTTAGCCAGTAGATAAAACCGCTTGCGGAATCTGCTGTACGTGGGTTCGATTCCCACCGCCTCCACCAAATACCGCCAGTTCTCTGGCACTAACCAACACGGGGGGCGCGCATCCATCACGCGCTGAGAGGATCACACGAATGACATACGTTTCAATCAATAGCCCGAACACCAGCATCAACCGACTTCGCAAGGTCGGCACGATCAGAGTGTCGGGTGCCGAACTGGTTCGTAAGCTGGGCTGGCCCGACAGGGGCGACGGTTCTACGACGATGAGCGAATGGACTATCGAGTCGGAGCATGGCACAGCAACTATCTACGACTGGGGCGAGGCCAACATGCTCAACGAGTCAGTCTCCACCTGGAACATCGGCGGACGCAACACCGACGCATACCTTGTCCTGGACGATGCCGGGATCGAGGAAAACTACAAAGAGGTACAGGTATGAACATCGTAATCGGGGATCGCATAAAGTTCACACTGCCGAAATTCACAGGCGGGTCGTTCAGCTTCTCAGGTGGCCGACGCAGGTCCAGAGGCGGGACGTACACAGGCGACGAGTCCTTCAGTGGAAGGATCGAGCGCGACTGGTACGACTCAAATACCCGGCACTGGTTTTCGATCAGGCTCGATTCGGGCAAGGTCAAGCGCGTGCAGGGCAGGAACCTGTACCCGGCGGTTACATCGCACGAGCCGGGCGACCGGCACGCGGAAGCTGCCACCGAAAAGCACGCACGCAAAGAGATAGGATATTAGGTCGCGGAAAGAGGGACAGCCCTGCTCGTGAACCCCGCGCTGGTAACGTGATATCGTTACCCAACCAACACCCGGATAACAACACCCAAAGAGAGGAGAATCCATGGCTGACATTCTGTCCGCAGGAATCGAGTACGCCCGACAGGGATTCGCGATACTGGCACTCAGCCCGAACTCAAAAATCCCCATCAAGGACACGCTGCTCCAGCCCAACGGATCGCTGTCAGCTACCACCGACCCAGAAATAATCACCAAGCTGTTCACCACGTACCCGCGAGCCAACATCGGGATCGCATGTGGCGACAGCTTCACAGTAGTGGATCTGGATGGCCCAGAAGCTAAAGCTGCACTGACCCAGGCGGGTCTGGAGATTCCAGAGTGCCGTACACATAAAACGCCCCGCGGTTTTCACTTGCTGCTGGAACATCAAGGCACTGACCTGCCCCAGACAGCCGGACTGCTCGACAAGGTTGACGTGAGGAATGGGGCCTCAAACGGATACATCGTGGCCCCGCCGTCGGTGATCGACGGCAAACCATACGAACTGATTCGCGACTTACCCCTCGGACAGTGGCCGGAACTGGTGGCATACGCTGCCAGTAAGCCGTCCTCTCGTCCACGCACAGGCGTTACAGCAGGGTGGGATGACGTTACCCAGCCCTCATGGGTCGCGACCTACCTCTCCGAAGGCGCGCCCGAAGGTCAGCGCAACGATGTCACCGCGCGACTAGCTGGATATCTAAACAGCAAGCACATACCTATCGACGTTGCGCGCCAGTTGCTGGAGACATTCCGGTTAGCTTGTGACCCGCCGATGGACGAGCGCGAACTCGATCAGACGATCCAGTCTATCTACAGGTACGTGCCAGCAGAGAATGTATTCGCGAATGAAGATGTCTCTGCCCCCGTCGTGATGTCGGAGATCGCTAACCGTCGCGTTTTCAGATGGTCGAGCGAGGATTTGATTGTGTCCTTGACCCGGATAACAGTGAGCAAATCCGGTATCGAATGTTGGATTAAGTTTAGTTCTCATACTGATCCTCTGTTTGGGCCAGTGCGACTGAACCTGCTGTCATCATCAGGTCGTGAGTCTCTGACGCGGGTGCTGAAGAACCGCAGACCTCTCAACTGGCAGATGGTACTGGATCAGGTATCCAACATGGTTAGCAGCAGCCTCGAAGAGGGTGGCGCAGCAAAGGACATGCGTTTCCATACACCAACCGCTGTCGATGAGGGCTGGTGCGTCCGACCCTACGTCCAGACCAGCCAGCCCACACTCATGTTCGGGTTTGCAGGTAACGGCAAGTCAACAATTGCTACTGCCCTCCTCTTGTCGAAGGCATCGGGGACGCAGTTGATCCCCGGCATAGACCCAGGCTTCCCCGGTGGAGTCATGTATTGCGACTGGGAAGACAGCGAGGAAGCCTTCAACACCACCGCCACGGCCCTGCTCAGAGGGCAGGGTATGACATGGGAACATGATGTCCTCAAGCCGGTACTGTACCGACGCTACCACGGTGCATTGGCTGATTATTTCGACGCTATCGCAAAGGACATCGCCGACCATGACATCAAGCTGATCTGCGTGGACTCGCTGGTCGCCGCGTCAGGCGATCAGCACAGTCCCAATGACGCAGAAGCAGCACGCACCTGGCATCAGGTCATGTCGGCCCTTGGGATATCGAGCATCGGTATCACGCACGCCGCGAAAAATTCCCGGGAACCTTCTGCATACGGCAGCGTGTATTACACGAACCTCGCCCGTCAAATCTACGAGGTATCCGCAGATGCAGAACCCGGCAACGACAGCACCGTGATCGCCATTACCCATAGGAAGGGAAGCAACACCGGAATCATGCGACCTGTCGGGCTGCGTGTGGACTTCCAGTCAGACGAGTATAAGAACGCAAGAAAGATCACGTATACAGAGGCCGACCTTACACAGTCGGAAGTGCTTGCACCGAAGCTTTCAGCGCACGACCGAATCTTGTCGTTGGTCGCCACCCAAAGCATGTCGCCCGCCGAAATAGCAGAAGAGTTGACAGACCTCAAAGCAGTCACCATCAGGCAGTCGCTGCTACGGGCAAAAGACCGCGGGGTTGTGACAGTGAACGCGGCTGGGCAATATCGGAAAATACAGGAGTGAAACAGGCCGAGTTGGATTTGACAAGGTGTAGCAGGTGTAGTACCATTGGTATAGCCGGGTCAGCTTTGACCCGAGAAAAGAGGATCACATAATGATGAATGTAACCCAAGGACAATTCGCAGCTTTTTTAGCTGTCGTAAAAGAACGCATGTTGTCAATTGCAGCATCGAGAGATGCCTACGAAAAACAGTATGCCGAAATCGAAAATGTCCTCATGGATCGTTGCGGCATTGATGGTCAAGAAGTGATGGATTTGGCGCATCAACTCTGTGAACCTGTACTAACAGAGTTAATAGACACGACATTCTTCTTGCTAGCCAATGAGATGCTATGCCTGGTGGAAGGCCATCCCACGAAAGAACTTATAGAGAAAGCAGTCGAGTACACAGAAAAGAGAATCACACATGACCAGTAACTTGATAAGTGACTTAGCAGATCACATTGACGATGCGATCAGCGACCACGCACTCACCGCTCACTCGCGAGGTGCTAACGGCACTTTGGCATATGAAGAATGGGTGTCGTGCGATGAGTGCGGACATGCTGGTGAGAACCAGTCCGAGATACAACATGCCGGGAACTGTCCGGTCGGGTGGTTCCAGGATTTAGTTGACGATGTTAGAAACCCAAAGCTAAAGGAGACAGGATGATAACTGCAACGACAGAACGTGTACGTGAACTGCGGAAGAAGATGTCCAGCCGCGAGATCGCTGACGCACTGGGATGCCAGTCGAGCGAACAGGTCAGGCGATACATCCGAGGTGACGCGCAACCGTCGCCCGAACGAGTCGAACAAATCAACAGGCTGTGCCAACAGCACGGCATAGCCTAGAAGGGAAGAGACATATGGCAAATCGGAACGATGATCTATGGCCTCACGACATAGCCAAGCTGGACGGTGACAGGACTACGTTCAACTGGAAGATAGTCACTGTGGACGGAGCCAACGACGGGCAGTACGGCTACGGCCTTCGCTTTGTCGAGGACACCAGCAACTCATGGTGGAACTGCAAGGGCGAATGGAACGATCAGGCACACAGGTTCGATGACTACGCTGGTGAAAAGTACCAGTCCGGCGACGTAGTCGAGGTCCAGATGGTTCACCGCACCTACACCAGGCGCGACGGTTCGGACGGCGAGGGCCGTGACATAAACAGGATTCGCCGAGCCAGCGGGAACGCACAGCCGTCCCCGGTACAGGCAGCCCCGCAGCAGGCACAGGCTGTACCTGACGCAGAGCCTCGACTGACCACCGATCAGAAGATAGCGCGCGCCCAGGCACTCAACATCATAAAAGACCTGCTTATCGCCGGGATCGTCGAGCCTACACTCAACATCACTGAGGCAGTAGCCTCGCAGATCGTCCGGGATGAGACTCTCAGGCTCGCACTGGGAAAGCACGTAAGCCTGGACTACCTGTCACCGATGGTGCAGGTCGGGATAGAACTTGACGGCACAGTCACAGAGATTAAAAACAAGCCCGGCGAGGACGAGGCTGGTGATACCGTCGAAACCCTTGACTGGAACACCGGCGAAAGCACGACGACCGTATAACCCGAAACAACCCGAAACAGAGAAGGACAACTGATGAAAATAACCAACGAAAAGGGATTCCCCGAAGCCCTCGTAAAGGCCGTCGAGAGCGACAGCTACTCAAAGGGCAGTGCCGACCGGAGCGTCACGGGGCTGCTTGCACCACCAAGGCAGACAGCACTCTTGGATACACACGATGGCGAGATCGTCGAGGACGTATCAGAGCGGACGTTTGCGCTGTATGGGCAGCTTATACACCTGCTCCTTGAACGGGCTGGTGAGCAAAGTCGTAATGCAATAAACGAAAAACGACTGTTTGCGAAAGTGAACGGCTGGACTATATCCGGGCAGACCGACTCTTTGATACTGGCCGAAGATCAAAGAAGCTGGACCATATCGGACTACAAGTTTGTCACCGCATGGAAGTTCAGGCGCGATAAGTTCTACCCTGACAAGCCCGTCGTGCCGGACGAGTACGAGCAGCAGTTGAATATGTACGCCTGCCTTCTGCACGCCAACGGGTTCAAGGTTGACGCACTGAAGATCGTTGCAATCTACCGGGACTGGTCGAAGCTGGAAGCCAGGCGAGACAGCAGTTACCCGCAGCTTGGCGCAGAGACACACGACGTACCGCTGTGGTCTGAGGATAAGGCAAAGGCGTTCATCGAGGAACGTGTGCGCCTGCATCAGGAAGCTGAACAGGTGCTTCCAGAGTGTACATCGGAAGAAAGGTGGCAACGACCTACAAAATTTGCTCTGAAAAATAACGCCACAAGCGCAAGGGCGCGGAAGCTGTTCGACTCAAAGGCCGATGCCGTGGCATGGGCCGGGAACCCGGCCAACAAGATGAAGCCGGGGTGGATGATCGAACATCGCCCGGGTGTCAATGTCCGGTGCGAGAACTACTGCGTAGTCAGCGATTTCTGCGAGCAGTTCCAAAGCCTAAGAAACGGGGCATCGGGATGACGGAGCCAGATTTAATCGCAGAGGTCGTTGAAGATGACAGGGCAATCGAGTGTCCAAGATGCAATGAAACCGTGGAGCCTGAGTTCAGCCGGTCTGGAAAGCACATCAAGGCAACCTGCCCTAACTGCAACCGCTACCTCAAGTTCGTTAGACAGATAGCGTTTGTCGGTAAACCGTGGTGGCAGACAGTAGAAGAGGAGACAGAATGATTAACAAATGGATACTGACAAACGGCATTGTCGAGATGACTGTCTGCACCGTATGCGGGCAGCCGTACCAGGAAGGCCATATCGACTGCACCTGTGACAAGAACCATCCCGAAGACTGCAAACGTCCAACCTACTACGAATTACAGGACCGGCTGAAGACTTCTTCCAAGTCGCAGTTGGCATAACTGTCCACCCACAGCTTGGAATGATTCCAAAGTTCAGGACAGAAAGGTTTGGAATGTGGCTCTACATACCGGACAGCAAACCTACATCTCGCTCTACACCGGTGGCGGCGGACTCGATCTCGGATTCCGACTCGCGAATCCAGAAGCTAAGTGCGTCTTATACGTGGAACGAGAGTTACCGGCAGCCGCGCTCGTGGTTGACCATATTGAAGCGGGACTCATGGATGCAGCACCTGTTTGGTCTGATACCGGAACCCTCGACTGCCGACCGTTTGCTGACAAAGTGGATTGGATCATTGGGGGCTTTCCCTGCCAGCCGTTCAGTGTCGCCGGAAACCGAAAAGGAACCGATGACGAGCGATGGCTCTGGGAGCATATCCGGCGACTGGCTGTTGAGATACGACCCCGATTTCTCTGGTTGGAGAACACCCCAGGTGTCCTTGTTCGAGATGGAATTGGAACCGTTCTCGGAGAACTTTCCGAAATCGGGTACGATGCGGAATGGATGTGTGTACGAGCGAGTGATGTCGGCGCACCGCATCGCCGAGAGCGCGTCTTCATTATGGCCCACAGCAAGAGCGAACGACCCGGAGAAACGGGGGAATATATCGAACGACCCTCGACACGGGCTACCAGCGATCGCACAGCATTGGCCAACTCCAGCAGCCCGGGACTACAAAGGGGATTACTCGGACGAGGCACTAACGAGGAAAGACGGGCAGAGTCGGATGGACGCACTTCCACAAGTAACGAGCCGATGGGCAACGCCAGAAGCGAGGGACGGGAAGGGTCATACAACGACGGAGAAACATCCGACAGGATTCAACAAAAACCTTCCGAACGACGTTCAGAACTGGCTAGCCCCGTCAGCAAACGAGGACGCGGCTGGCACACTGGCGGGGAATATGCAGAACATGCTTTCCCACCAGGTCCAGGCGCAGGCGCAGAGTGGCGAGATGTCATCAGCCGAAGACCAGACCTCGCACCGGCAGTGGAGAACACCGGTCAAGTCCGAAGCGGAGGGGGGGACGATGAAGATGGGGGGGATAGCACACTACAAGCTGGGCGATCAGGTCGGCAGCAGGAAACGCCTGAACCCGCGGTTCGTGGAGTGGCTGATGGGCTGGCCCGAGGGCTGGCTCGATCTACACAGCTTCGTATCCTCGGCAACGGAGTAGTCCCGCAGCAGGCAGCACTGGCGTTTCAAATATTGAAAGAGAGGAACTAATGGTTCAAATAAGTTTGTCTGGGATGAGGCCGTTTATTCCTAACCCATCAGATTGGGAACGGTGGAAAGGCCACAAACGTCGGATGTTTGTATTCATGCGAGATGGCCGATGGCATCGCAGAGATGACATTGCTGAGTACGTTGGTACTAAGGGGTTTACGGGGCGAATCTCTGACTTACGGTCGATGGGTTACATTGTTGAATGTAGCCGTACATCAGAGGCAGGTGATACTGCTTACAGGATAAAAGAATTTGTTGGATCTTCTACCACCAACCCTAATCACTGCCCCACCTGTACGTGCGGAAGAATGGCTATGCCATTACAACTGGTGGACTCAGAGTGATAGCCGCGGCATGTATGCACCACTGGCATAACAAGTGTTCAGGCTTATTCCCGAACAGAGACAGCAGTGAGCCGTGCGAGTGCGCCTGCCACACATGCTGCCAGATTCCGCAAATGGAACTTCACAACACAAACTGCCCAATAGGGAAGGAAACAGGATGACTAAATTTGAACGATACATGATGGTGACGAACACCCTTATTGCCAGTGGTGTCTGGCTCACCCTCCTTTATTTAGTAAGTCAGTAGATTGGAATGAGGAAGAAGGAAACCTGCACCGCTGGCCATCAGATGACGACAGCCAATACTTATTACCATTCCAAGCATGGGAATACTTATCCCGTTTGTCGGGAGTGCCGAAATGTGAGGTATCAACAAGTCCGGCGCGCCTCTGGTTTAAGCAGATCGGAGCAGATTGAACTCAGCAAACGGCCTGTCGTAGCGCACTACAACATCAACACATTGAAAGCCTGTCCGAAATGTAAGGGGCAGTTAGCCCAGCGGGGTGAAACAAACGACCCCGTCTTTTGCATCCACTGCGGATGGCGACCAACCAGCTACGTACAAGAGGAGACAGGATGATATTTGATTGCATACACCACTGGATGATTCCAGAAAAGAAAAGCCGCAAGTCACGCGGATACTGTAAAAAATGCGGAATCGGACGCGACTTTTTCAACGTACTAATTAACGACGAGCAGTTACTTAGTGAAACGAAATCTGGGTACAAGTTACAGGAAGCGATTGACCATCTGTTATTCGTAATATCGCTATCAAGATATGAGCCGATTCAAGGCGGTTATGTGGATGAGCGGTACTTTAGAAAAGCAGAGCCATATATTTTACTTGACGAGTTCAAGAAGATACGTGGTGATTCTGACTTCGGGATATTCACTGACGGTTCATTAGCTGCTCTTACATACGAACTCGACACGACACTTATTGGTCATGACACTGACAACATGGACGTAAATCATTTCGTGGTTTCAAGATACAGGTCGGTAAAACCTGCTGAAGTTCGCGGGAGAGTCAAATTAGTTATGCCTGAAATGGTTGAACTCACTCACGGTTTTTTTGACACTCAGATTGCTCACGCTGAAACCTTCCAGTCGATCATGGGTTCCACAGGAAACGGAAGTTGGAAAACTTTGACATTAGGAGCGTTCCCTGACGCAGATACGGACGCCCTGAAGTCTCAACAGATACAGGTGGCTATCGGCGTTCAATTTTCCCGGAGGTATCAATGGACGGTTGAATTAGGTCTTGGTCATTTGAGCAGCCTTCTTGTCCCAACAGACCCTATCGGGGCTAGAGAAGTATTCAAGTTCAGAGATATTCCAGCGGGGAGAGAGAGGCGACTTGCGTTGAGGCACTGGGTTCAAGAACACTACCGCCAGAACAGAACGAAACCTGACGCTGAAATAAAGGTCAGGGAACACATGCGCGGAGCAACGGTTTTTTCATGGCAGGATTTGGATTGCAGAATTAGACCATCGCAGTTTGACATAGAGCGTGATGATAAGGCGAAGGCAATCAAGGAAGCAGAGAAGATAGCGGCTTTGTCAAGGACAAGATAAACCAGCGAAGACTGATTCCAAAATGTATTGCACCAACAAAGTTGAAATATCCATCGACAACTATCCAGAAGGAAAGGAGTTTCAGTCAGTAATGGTTGATTGTGGTTCCCCTGTTATTGAAGGACTTATTTTCCTTATGACACCTATATTCAGGGGATGGCTTGGTTTTCCAGAAGGATATTATTGCAAAGATCACGCAGCAAAAGAGAAGGAGACAGGATGACTGAAGAAAAAAGTAATTATGCATATCTCGACCATGAGAACGCTGTCTTTGAAAAAAGTTCAATTTATGGTTTGAATTTCAGTTCAGCACCGTGGAAATATCTTACAAAAGATGAAGCAGCAGAATGCCTTCGACCTATCCCGCTTGATGAGAGCGACATAATCAACATGCGGATTTCTATTAAGAATTTAGGACAAACGCTTGTGTCAGGGGTATCTAAATTCAAACAGAAAAACATAGTTGACAATGAACTTTTACTATACAACGAAGTGATTTCAATACGTCAGGAAGTTGCTGAACTCAAGGAGATGATAAGAGAGTTGAAGGAGACAGGATGACTTTCTTCAGTTACTCCAAGAAATTACGCACAACTTTTGAGGGGTCGATTTCTAACCCGGAACGAATGATATTACTAGCTTGCCGATGGCGTACCACAGGTAAATCAGGTATGCACCCAAGAAGCAAGATGGCGCGGGATTGTGGATTTTCTGAAGACCAGTTTGAAGAACTGAAAGGATTAGGATTGTTGCATCGGTCTAAGGCTGGATACCACCGACTGCTGCCACTGGGCTATAAAGTTTTAGAAGCAACAGGGACACCTTTTCCAAGAGATACAAGTTTTCCTAAAAAGTGGCAATCAAAGGAGACACGATGACTGACATTCCAAATCGCATGTTGGGAAACAGTCCAGCTAATTTAGAATGAATTCCAAGGAAGGAAGGAATTTGGAATGACAAGGATAAAGATCACAGTCCCCGGCCTTGCTGCTCCCAAGTCGGTGAGCATATCGAGGCACGGGGCTTACAACAACAAGCGTGTCCGGTCGTGGATGGACTTAGTCAGGGACACAGCGTCCACGGAGAGGCCGCCGAAGGCCCCTGAAGGCACTCCGGTAGCCCTGATGCTCGACGTGTGGCTCCCTTGGCCCAAGAGAACTGCGAAAAAGGTGATTACTGCAGACCCTTACGCGTTACATACGAAGAAGCCTGACTCTGACAACCTGCTGAAGCCCGTGGTGGACGGGCTGACCGAGGCGGGACTATGGGAAGACGACAACCAGATTGCCCAGATGTACGTCGAGAAGAAATGGTGTCCACGCGGAGAAGAAAGAGCGGAGATAACAGTGACATGGCAGGAACAGAACAGCTAAGAATTTCTGATAGGTTTGGAGCCGAAGACACATGGGGGATTTACAGAGGTGTCTTACTCTGCCCTGTAAGGGGCTGTGGTGGGCCGGACAACTACTTTCATGTAATGGATGTCGGGCTTCAGGACGGGAATAATGCTCACAGGTTTCGGAAGACCAGAGGGGTGCAGGCATCCGTTTCGGTTGAGGGCGAGTGCGGGCATAACTTTGACGTTGTGTTTTCTTTCCATAAGGGACAAACCTTCGTGGGCATAGACAACTTGAAAGGAAGAGGGGGGCGAAACTGCTCCCATGAAGACGATGGCCTACACC